AGATCATCCTCATCTTTACAGAGATGAGGATACTGGAGCAATTGTTAATTGTGATGATATTGCTTATGATAGATATATGAATAGAGTGAAACGAAAAAATTCTCAGAAAGAAGAATTGAATAATATGAAAAAAGACATTGAAGAAATAAAAAATTTACTCAAAGATTTATTGAGTAAATAGTTACTATCAATAATTCATATAAATATCTAAAGGTATGTTAGCATCATAAAATAATGGCTGTTTATGTATCAAATATTGTTATCGAACAAGGATTTGATTTTGATACTTCATTTCAATTAGAAGATACCAGAACTAATTCTCCATTGATATTGAATAGTGCTTCGGCCGAAGCTAAACTGAGAAAACATTATGGTTCTACAACATCTGTATCTTTTGCATCGTCAATAACTAGTCCTGAATTAGGAATTATTTCTATTTCATTGAATGCATCACAAACTGTTGATATGAAACCTGGTAGATATGTTTTTGATGTGAAATTAACAAATTTTGGAAAAGAATTTAAAGCTGTGGAAGGTGCAGCACTAATAAGAGGGGGAGTCACTAGGTAATGCCCAATATCAACGACAGGATTGGTTCTCAAAATGTAATCCGTGTTTTATCCAATGCTTCTGCTCCACCGACACGATTACTAAATTTAACTGATGTAAATTCCACTCTAAAATCTAGAGATGGAATGATTTTGGTATGGGACCTGGCAACAGAGTCTTTCTTCATGACGGATACGATTGATTCGTCATCTCTCAACATTACTGGTATTGTAACATTTGCAAATACCACCGAATCTTCATTACCAACAAATGGTGCTTTGGTTATTGAAGGTGGAATTGGAATTGGCAAAGCAGTTAATATTGGTGGAGATATATCAGTTTCTGGATTATCTACATTTACATCCAATGTTGATATAAATGCTGCTGTTGATATATTAAACGGTGTAACAGCAAATTCAACATTCAAGTCTGTAGGAATTACAACTCTTGCTTCTGCTGGTGGTATTACCACTACTGGAGGAGAACTTTATGTAGGCACCAATCTAGAAGTTGCCGGAACTTCAAACTTTATTGGTAATGCCACATTTAGAGGTGGTACGATTGGAATTGGAGATTCTACAGGAGATGATATTGATGTTGGTGGAGAATTTGTATCGAATTTAGTTCCAAATACTGATAACACTTATGATATTGGTATTACAACACAAAGATGGAGAAATGGAAAATTTTCCGGTCTTGTAACTACTACTAATTTATTTGCCTCTGGAGTATCAACTTTTGCTGGTGCTGCTGACTTTAACGGAAACATTGATATTGATGGTAATACAGAATTAGATGATGTAAATGTCTCTGGTATTGCTACAATCAACACGCTGGAAGTAACCCAGTCAACTACATTAAAACACGCAGGATCCACTAAATTTACCACAACTGGAACTGGTGTATCGATTTCAAGTGGAACTGGAAATACTGCAATTATTACAGGACCAGAAGAATTCATCATTGATCCGGCAGCAGTTGGTGATAATACAGGAAAAGTCACTATTAAAGGTGATTTATTTGTATTGGGTTCGGAAACCAGTATCAGTTCTCAAACAATTGAGTTAGCAGACCATAGAGTAGGGATTGCTACTACTGTTGGAACAAATATTCTACTTGATGGTGGAGGTATTGGAATTGGTTCTTCTACTATTCTAAAGACAATTCTTTGGAATAACTCATCAACTTCTCTTAAATCTAGTGAGAATTGGGATCTTACTTCTGGCAAATCATTTAAGATAAATGGAACTGATGTTTTAACATCAACTACATTAGGAATTGGAGTTACAAATTCCTCACTTACGAGTGTAGGAACTCTCAATTCACTAAATGTTTCTGGTCTTTCCACTTTTACTGGTATTGTTACAACTGTAAGTGACTTATATGTTGGAGGTGACCTATATGTAAGTGATGATATAACTCTAGACGAAGTTACCTTAAGAAATGCTAATATAACTGGTATTGCGACGATAGGAACTCTTGGAGTTATTGGATTAACTACTACACAAAATTTAAGAGTTGCAGGTCTATCAACTTTTGTTGGGGTAGCAACTTTTTCAACTAATGTTTTTGTTACAGGAACACTCGATGCCGGACTTATTGATGGAGGAGAATATTAATGGCAAAACCTAGCACTAGACAAGGACTTATTGATTATTGTCTGAGACAACTCGGAGCACCGGTTTTAGAAATAAATGTTGCTGATGAGCAGATTGATGATTTAGTTGATGATACTATTCAATACTTTAATGAAAGACATTATGATGGTGTTGAAAAAATGTATCTTAAATATAAAATAACTCAAGATGATATTGATAGAGGTAGGGCAACAGGTACAACTGGAGTTGGTATTGTAACAACAACTGGAACTTCAACTAATATAAGTGGTGTTGGAACAATTACCTCAAATTTCTATGAAAATTCTAATTTTATTCAAGTTCCCGATTCTGTAATAGGAATAGAAAAAGTATTCAAATTTGATACTAGCACTCTTTCTAGTGGAATGTTCAGCATCAAATATCAGTTATTTTTAAATGATCTATATTATTTTAGTTCAGTTGATTTGTTGTCTTATGCGATGACAAAATCATATCTTGAAGATATTGATTTTTTATTGTCAACCGATAAGCAAGTAAGATTTAATAAAAGACAAGATAGATTATATTTGGATATAGATTGGGGAGAAAAAACTAAAGATACATTTCTTGTTTTAGAATGTTATAGAGCCCTTGACCCAGAAAGTTTTTCTCAAGTTTATAATGATAGTTTTGTTAAAAAATATCTTACTGCATTATTAAAAAAACAGTGGGGGCAAAATTTAATTAAGTTCCAAGGAGTAAAACTACCGGGTGGCATTGAACTCAATGGTCGAGCAATATTCGAAGATGGTCAAAGAGAATTGGAAGATATAAAACAGAAAATGTCTTCCGAGTATGAACTACCACCTTTGGACTGTATTGGTTAATAATTATGGCATTGAATCCATTTTTTCTTCAAGGATCTTCAAATGAACAATTTCTTGTTCAAGATATAATTAACGAGCAGTTAAAAATTTATGGTATAGATGTTTATTACTTACCTAGAAAAATTTTTAAAACTGATGATATAATTCGTGAAATACAATCATCCAAATTTGATGATAGTTTTATGATAGAAGCATATCTGAACAATTATGACGGATATGCTCCTGATAGTGATATTATGACTAAATTTGGATTGAGATTGAAAAATGAAATAAGTTTAACTATATCAAGAGAAAGATATGAAGAATTTATTGCTCCATTTTTAGAAGGTATTAGTGCTGGTATTAGAGAAGGAAGAATTACTGAATATGATTTTGCTGATTTGATTACTAGACCCAAAGAAGGTGATTTAATATATTTTCCTCTTGGAGAAAGATTATTTGAAATAAAAAGAGTCGAATCAGAAAAACCATTTTATCAACTAGGAACTAATTATGTTTATGAATTAAGTTGCGAACTTTATGAGTATGAAAATGAACTTATTGATACTTCAATTGAAGAAGTTGATAATACAGTAGAAGATGAAGGATATATTACAAGTCTTACAGTTGTTGGATCTGCAATAACTGCTACTGCAACGGCATCAATTTCTTCCGGATCTATCACTGAAATATTTTTAAATAATGATGGTAGTGGATATTCTTCTGCTCCTACAGTAACTTTTTCATCACCAAATAGTGGAACAAATACGGCAACAGCAGTCGCAGTCACAACTAGCAGAGCAAATATACAATCCGTTTTAAGGTTGGAACTAAAGAATGGGGGATCTGGATATACGACTCCTCCAACAATAACAATAACTGGTGGAGGAGGAATAGGAGCTGCGGCAACTTGTTCTGTTGGAGGAACAGAGACAAGTGTTTCTTCTATCTCGGTTACTAATGAAGGTCGTGGATATTCCACTCCACCTACAGTAATTATTGGTGGTCCTGGAGTAGGGGTCACTGCAATAGCAGTTGCTGGAATTGCTGGAGGTAAACTTGATTATATTAGAATGCTCAATACGGGTATTGGTTATACTCAGGCACCAACTGTTTCTATCACAGGATTATCTACAGTTGGTGTTGGAACTTATGTCTATAACGAAACCATAACTGGAGAATCTTCAGGAGTAACAGCAAAAATCAGAGATTTCAGAACTGTAACCTCAACAACACCAGGTGTTCTTCCTATTACCAATATTAGAGTCTCACTAAATACTGGTAAGTTTAGTCCTGGTGAAACAGTTGTGGGGTCAATTTCATCTGCTAGGTATACTATCTTAAGTTACGATACAGAGAGTTATGATAATCCATATGACACTAATGAAGAAATAGAATTAGAGGCGGATGATATTTTAGATTTCTCAGAGTCAAATCCATTTGGTAATTATTAATGTTAGGAACTTACTTTTATCACGAAATTATAAGAAAGACTATTATTAGTTTTGGAACTTTGTTTAATGATATTTCCATTAGACATACAAAAAGTGATGGTAGTATTTTAGATGAAACAAAAGTTGGTCTTTCTTATGGACCAATGCAGAAGTTTTTGACAAAAATTCAAGAACAAGAGCAGTTAACAAAATCTATTGCAATCACTCTTCCTAGAATGTCATTTGAGATGACTACGATTCAATATGATTCGACTAGAAAAACAGGAGTTACTCAAACATTTAAGGCAAACGATACTACCGATAATAAAACAAAGAAAGTTTTTATGCCAGTCCCATATAATATTGGATTTGAACTTAATATTTTTAGTAAGTTGAATGATGATGCTCTTCAAATTGTTGAACAGATACTTCCATTTTTTCAACCATCATTTAATCTTACTGTAGATCTGGTTAGTTCAATTGGAGAGAAAAGAGATATTCCAATTGTTCTTGATAGTATTGATTTTCAAGATGATTATGAGGGATCATTCCAAACGAGAAGAGCATTAATTTATACTTTAAGATTTACTGCCAAAACTTATCTGTTCGGTTCTATTGCCGATACATCTGATGGTCTCATCCGTAAAGTTCAGGCAGATGTTTATGCCGATACTAATACAAAGACCGCAAAACGTGAAATGAGATATACTGCTGTTCCCGATCCAATTACTGCAGAACCTGGTGACGATTTTGGATTTACCGAAGAATGGACGTTCTTACCAGACTCTAAAGACTATAGTCCTACTAGACAGGAAGATATTTAATCATGAATAATAATTATGATTCAATCGATAAGGCTCTGAATATTGAGAGTGATATTGTCGAGTCAAAACCAATCAAAAAACCAGAGATTGTAAAATCAAAGGATAATCATACAGATACAGATTATACCTATACTCGTGCGAACCTCTACTCCCTTATAGAGAAGGGTCAGGAGGCAATTAACGGCATTATGGAGGTAGCAGGTGAAGGAG